ATCCGATTCCACCCACGTTTTAGCCCTATTGTGGCACTTACATCTTTTAATTATGGCTATCCTACAAATATGGCTTCATTAGGGGATTGTTCAATTGCGTGGATTGAAGATATGGAAATTATCATACCTAATACACAATTAGGTAATTGGACTTCACAAGGGCCGCTTTCATTTGGTTCATATAACGGTGGGCCAAGCAATCAAGTATTTTTAAATTACACATACGTTGCAGGTTACACCAATACAACTTTAGCAACAGCAAATACCGTGGGTGCTACATCTATTACGGTTGCTGATGGTACAGGTATTGTTGCGGGTCAAATGCTTACAATGTACGACGGCATGAACACAGAAATTGTTACAGTAGCAAGCACTTATACTTTTGGTTCAAAGACAGTTCCACTTACACGCGCATTGGTAAATGTACACGCCATTGGTACTTCAGTTAGCGCATTGCCACCTGCAATTAAAGAAGCGGCTATACTTATCACAACAGCCTTTTTAAAGGTGCGTGGCGATAGTTCTATGACAATGATGGTATCAACTCAACCAACAATGGCTACTCCCGGCTCAGAACGTTTTAGCGATGAAATGAGAATTGCCGCAGATATTCTTCAGACATATTCGAGAATTCGATAATGACAGTAGGCCGCGCTCAAGTAAGAGAGACTTTATACAATTTTATTCAACCGCCACAGGTTGATGGAATTAACCAAGTCTTTACATCATTGCCTAAGCGTATTGATTTTCAAGTAAATGCATTGCCTAGTCAGCAAAGCCGTGTTGCGGCTGTAATTTTTATTGAATCGGAAACAGAAACACGTGTTGCTTTAGGTGGGTTTAACGGCTCAGATAACGGCATACATGCAGGTTGGAAGCGCGTAGATTACACAATAATCATTCAATTATTTCAGCACTCATTATCTCGTAGCGCCGAAGAAGCAATGGATGATTTTGATTATGTTATTGATGCGCTTAAACAACGTTTGCGTTCAAGCCATACTTTAGGCGACCCTAGTGGAACATTGGTATGGCAAGGTGCTGAACCTGTAATTGATGTTTCTTATGGTGAGCCTATGTCTCAAAAAGGTACAGCAATAGAAACATGGGCTTCCATGCGTTTTACGGTTACACAAATGATTCAAGCATAAGGAGAAAAAATGGCAACATTTACTTACAAGGGTGAAGATGAACGCGTTTTCCCTAGCATCGCAATAACCGTAAAACCGGAAGATAATTTTGAAGCGCCAAGTGATTTTGATGCACCTGACGTTCTACAAGTAAAAACAGTCAAGGCAACACCTGCCGTAACTAAGGAGATAACAGAATGACAGTACAAAATACAGCGCGGAGTTACTTAGGTATTGCTAAAGAAGTAACTAAAGGAACTCCCGTAGCACCAACCGATTTTATTCCCGTAAAATCTTCATCATTAAAACCTGTAGATGTTATCGGTGAACTTCTTGCCGACGATATGGCACAGGGTTCATTGGTCAAAGATTATGCATACGTACAGGGTCGTAGCAACTCAACATACGATTTTGGTGGCCCTGTTTATCCTGACACCATTGGTTATGTACTTGGTGGCGTTATGGGAAGCGTTGCAACATCAGGCGCATCTGCACCTTACACGCACGTTATTTCTCTCAAAAACGCAACAGCAACAGGCGCAGACGCACAACCAACAGCATTTACTTTGACTGATTTTTATGCGGCTAACGTGCGCGCATATCCGGGAATTCAATTTAGTGATTTTACAATGAAGTTTACCGCAGACGGCATGCTTGATTATGATGCAAAAGGAACAGGTTGGCTATCACAGACAGCATCAACACCGACACCATCTTTCTCAACAGTTCTTCCAACACCTGTTTGGTTAGCAACAGTTTCAATTGGTGGCTCAACGGTTTCAAATGTTGTTGATGGTGAAATTACTATGTCACGGCCTGTTACACCTATTTTTGGGCTTGCCAATACAAAAGACCCATACCAAGTATTTCTTGGCGCATTAGAAACTAAGGGCAAGATTAAGTTTGTTATGGAAGCGGATACTGAACTTACACGTTACCTTACAAACACACAACCTGCAATTACGCTTAACTGGTCACAGGGTACTGGCGCATCTGCAACACAAATTTCATTCACAGTTACAAAGGGTGCTTACACAGCGGCAATGATTGACCGCTCAAAAGACTTTGTTGAAATTGATGTTGATGTTCGCGCTATTGCAAACACAACTGATGCAGGTTCTACAGGTGGTTACAGCAACATCAAGTGGACACTACAAAACGCTAAAACTTCAGGTACTTATCAGTAACCTGAGATAATGTTGGCCGGGGTGGGCCGCCTTCCCCTACCCCGGTTCAACCTAAAATAAACGCGAAGGCAGATGGAAGGAAACTATGTCTAAAATAATTACATTACCAAGCGGTGCTACTGCTAAATTGCGCGACCCGGCTACATTGCTTATGAAAGACCGCAATAAAGTTCTTGCTGTAGCAAATGAACAAGAAGGAATGATGCAAGCGGTTGCATTACAAAATGGTTTGATTGCCGTAATGGTAGTTGAATGGTCATTTGATTTAATTCCGCCAGCAATCAAAATTACTTCATTAGATGAATTGACTCCATTGGATTATCAAGCACTATCTGACGAAGCATTAAAAGCACAAGATTATCTTTTCCCAAATATTATTGAAGGAAATCAAGACGACCCAAAAGCGCCTACCGCAAACTCCAACGATTAAAAGACGTATTACAAGGGAGTTCGCGGCATGAGGATATGGAATACCCTGATGAATATTGGGAGTATTATTTATGTGCAAAAGAATTTGGTTGGACACCTGAACAAGTAGATAATCAACCCGCACACATATTTTCTTGGATATTGGCAATACATGGCGTTGTAATGGAGGTAGAGAATGAAAGAATCGGATAATTTACCTCAAGTTGAAGCCTCATTAGAAGCATATAAAGCGCGATTTGAAATTGCTATTGGTTTAGCCGCAGATGAAATATCTAAACAATTAGCGGGTACTGCTATGCGCCAAATTCAAGGCGATAGAAAATCAACAGGTTATCCCGCTACTTCAGGAAAACCACCAATGAACGTTACTGGTAATTTGCGTCGTAGCATTAAAGGTACAAGTAGCCGTATTGGATTTGGTATTTATACAGCCGAAGCGGGCGCGTATATGGTCTATGCACGTGCGGTTGAATTAGGTGGTGCGCCTACGTGGACTCAAGGCCAAAAATTTCCATACATGCAACCTGCCTTAGAACAATTTAGGCGTAGTGACATTATTCAAAGAATACTTGCTAAACATCTAAGGAGAGCGTAAATGAGTGAAATAGCACCATTAAATGTAAAAATTTACTTTGATGCTTCAGGTGTTCAGCCGGGTGTTGCAAAGGCTACCGCAGGATTAGAACAAATTAGCGGACAATCTAAACGCCTTGCTTCAACAATGGGTAGTCTTAAAACAACAATTCTTGGCGTATTTGGTGGAACATTACTTACTCAAGGTGTAATGATGATTGGCCATGAACTAAACGCCATGAAGCAAGAAACTATTGACTTGCAAGCATCTACATCAAGATTAAATCAAGCACTTACTGGCATTGGTATCACTAGCGACAAAACTCAAAAAGCGGTTTTTCAAGGCGCAGACGCATTTTACAAATTAGGTTTTCAAGGTTCTGAAGCGGTCAATGCTATGGGTACGCTTGTTACCGCTACAGGTGATGTAACTCAAGCACAAAAACTTATGGCCATAAGCGCTGACTTAGCGCGCTACAAGCACATAGATATGGATTCAGCGGCAAGAATTTTAGCACGTGGCACGCAAGGTTCAGCAAGGGCATTTAAAGAACTTGGTATTACGCTTGATACAACGATTCCTAAAAATCAGGCTATTGCAAAAGCATTTGACGAATTAAATAAAAAAATTGGCGGACAGGCTCAGGCTTACACAAAAACATTTGCTGGCCAAATGGCTATATTAAAAGAAAGATTTGACAATGTTGCGCAAGCAATTGGTTCAGTAGTTCTTCCCGTTCTTACAAGGTTAGTTGAATTTCTTAGCGGTGCATTTGCGTGGATTAATCAAAACTCAACCGCGCTCAAAGTATTTGGCGGAATAGTTATTGCGGTTACAGCCGCGCTCAAAGGTTTTGCAATTATGGAAGCCATAATTGCTGGCCTCAACCCATTTACATATATTGTTCTTGGTGCTATGGCACTTGCCGTAGCGTTTGTGTATTTATGGAATCGTTTTAAAATATTTCGTGACACTATGGCTGAAGGTTTAGCAACAATCATTGGCATTGTTGGTTATCTTGTAGGCGCTGTAGGAAAACTTATTCGTGGCATATCTTACTTGCCGGGGATGAAAGCCCTAAAGGGTGTGGCAGACGGTTTTGACAAAGTTGCAGAATCAATTGGTAAAGCCGCAAAAGCCACAGATAATTTAAAAAATAAAACTATCTCTGCACCAAAAGCACCTAAAATTCCCGGCATTGTTACACCCGGAAGTAAAACAGGCATTGTAGGAAATATTGTTGGCGGTGATGCAACAAAGGGCGGTGGTGGGGGGGGAACGGGAACAGTACAAAACATTACGGTGTATGCTTCCAACACTAATGATATTGCACGACAAATGGCTAAAGCACAAAAACAAGGCACACCGATTGGGGCTAAATAATGCCATTAACTAATTACACATTTGTTTTTAATGGCTTAACTATTGGCACAGGAACTAACTATCTAGTAACCAACGTTGAAGGATTGGGCGGTACATCACCGCTTCGTATTCAAGACGATAACCGTGGATATATTGATGGGTCATACACGGGGCGCGATTTTTATGATGAACGCACAGTTTATATTGATGTAACCGTATTGGGCGATAGCGGTACAACTGCACAGGCTAATTACAAGACATTGCAAAATGCTTTTGCGCCTCAACCGCTTGGTTATTATCCTGACCCTACGGGTGCAACACCTGCATCCCAACAACTTAAATTGTTTCAATTTCGTCTTAATGGCAACACGGGCGATATGCAAATGTATGGCCGTTCACGCGGAATTACTACACCAATTACACCTGAATTTGCATACGGTTATATTCAAACCCGCATTATGATGAGTTTTCCTGACCCACGTTATTACACAGATGCGGGTACAACTGTATCGGGTTCTACAATATCTTTAACTAACTCAGGTTGGGCTACATCATGCCCTGTTATTACTGTTGCTTCACCATCTGCGTCAGGTCAAATATCTGATGGAACAACAAATATGATATTTCTTGGAGTTCCTACAGGTGGTTCATTAATTATTGATTTGTTGTCTCGCGTCATTTATACAAGCGGTTACGCTAACCGTAATGTTATGACGGGTACATCTAATGGGTATTTAACAATTGACCCTAATTCTACAACATCGTGGACTAGCACGATTGGCAGTATGTCTACAACATATAGAAGTGCATATATCTAATGGCTGTTTCCGAATTTAGATATGTAACAACTAATCTTTATCAACCTTTTTATGCTGTAACAAATGCGGTAGGTAATGGTACTAGCATTACTTATACTTCAACAAATAATTTTGCAGTAGGTCAATCTGTTACCACATCTGGAATTTCTCCATCGCAATATAATAAAACAGATTATGTTATTACAGCCCGTACATCTACAACATTTACCGTGGCAAGTGGTTCTACTGGCGCATACGTAGGCGGAGGTTCAGCAACAGCGCCTAACACAATTATTTCTGAATTGCCTATGACGGGCGTTAATTTTAGTTCTCAATTAAATTCAGTTGGTACGTTTCAAGGCCACGTTTTATTGTCAGGTTTTAACGGTACTAGCGCTAATGTTTATGATGGTACTATTCCTGCTAAAACTATTTTATGGGTTCTTTATACCGACCCAATTACATTTACAACACTTCCTGTTTGGTCAGGTATTATTTGGGGGCGTGAATACGACTCCGCTTCACAAACACTTGGCATTTCTGCGCAAGAAATAGTTTCGTTATACAACAGACGACGAATTAGCACTACTAAAACTTACGCATCATTTACAGACCCGGCTGTTATTGCGCGACAACTTTTACAATATACCGAAGCGTTAAGTCATGGCAATACAGGATTAACTTACAACAGTACAACTACCGCTTATTCAACTAAAAATCAATATGACGGATACCAATTAAAATCTGTTTATTCGGCAATTAAAGATTTAGCCGCAAGATTTTTTGATTTTAGAATTGCTCCTTTTTGGAATTTAACCAATGGTTATCTTTACAATCAATTTCAAATTGGTGTTGGTAGTACCTACAACGCGGCTTTCTCACCTATATTTCAATTTCCCGGTAACGTACTTGAATACAAATTTCCTGAAGATGGTAGTGGCGCAGTAAATAAATTGTATGGTTTAGGTTATGGCGCTAATCAACAAAAATTATTGGCTACCGCTACTGACCCTGCATTAATTGGCACTTCAGGAACTTGGCCATTATTAGAAGATAGCGCTAGTTACACAGATATTCCTGATTTGCAATTACTTAAAGACCTTACATTGGGTCAATTAAATGCAACTTCATATCCACCAACAACTGTTGAAATTGTCATTCCACCTTACGTAGACCCTTATTATTCAGGTTACACGGTAGGCGATGAAGCGCGTGTAAATATCAAAGATGACTTTTTTCCCGGCGGCTTAGATACTATTTTGCGTATTGTTGCTATCAGCGTAAACCCCGGTGAAACAGGGCCATCGCGGGTTACAATCACACTTACAAGACAATTAGCATCAGGGGCGGTTTCATAATGGCATTTGTAAATCTTCCACCTAATTTACAAGATATATTTGGTGGTATTACTGACCGTATTGCAAAACTTGAAACAGGCCCTAATCAGGCTATGTATACAGCCGAAGGTGCGCAAGGTACTGCCGCTTCCGCATCTGCGCAAGCAACATCAGCGCAAGCAACTGCCGACGCATCTGCGGCCGCCGCCGCCGCCGCTTATTCAGTTGCTTCAACAGCGGTACAAGTAAGCGCAAATACTATTGTCAATGCAAGTAATCAAATGACCGCAATTAATGGTAATGGTATTACTGTTTATTCAGGCAATTCTGCTACTTCAGGCGCTCGCGTAGTTCTTAATTCAGCGGGCCTTGCGGGATTCAATGCGGGTGGCACATCTACTTTTGCGCTTGATTCTGCAACAGGTAACGTTAGTTTAACGGGAACTATTACATCTACCGCGGGTCAAATTGGTGGCTGGACAATTTCTGCCGGAAGTTTATTTTCAGGAACATCTGAGATGAACGCAACCACAGGTAATGCTGTTTTTAATGGTGTTTCCGCTTTTGGTCAATTCTATGGATATAGTTCTTTATACATAACAACTACAGGATATTTTGGCGGAACATTAGAAGCCGCTGGAAGTGTGACTATGGGTAGCGGAGCGGCAAACCCTTTCTATTATCTTTCATCTTCAGGAACTTTGCGTTCGGCATACACTTACGGTAAATCTGTTTCAGGGCGCACAATGTTAATTAATTCATCAGGTGATTTTGGAACTTCGCTTTCAACAGAACGTAAAAAGAAAGACATAAAAAATCATACAATAAACACTAATGCTTTATTACAGTTAGAAGTTAAATCTTTTAAATATAACTCAGATATTGACGAAACCCAAAATCCTGAATATGGATTTATTGCCGAAGATGCTGACCGTCTTGGATTGTATGAACTTGCTGGTTACGACCAAGATGGACTTCCTGATTATTTTGCTTATGAAAAATTACCTATTTTTTTGTTACAATTAGCACAAGAACAAGAAGCACGCATTAAAACATTGGAAGGCAAATAATGAATACTGAAATAGATATAAATGAAGTTCTTAAAAATTTACGGGAAATTATTGGCGTGCAAGCCCAAGAAATTGCCGTACTTAAAGCAACCATAGAAACCACTAAACAACAACCGTAAAGGTGCAATCATGTCATCCGATGTAGCAACAATTGTTTATTCTTATTTTTTTGTAACAGCCGCGGTACTTGCGGGAATATCAGTAATTGCTAAACACACAATTAAAACTTATACGGATGAATTAAAAGACCAATTGGCAAAAATTAATTACGCGCTTTACAACGATGGCAAAACAGGTCTTATTAACAAAGTAGACCAATTAATTGAAAATCAAAACAAAATTAAAATTGATGTTGAAGTTATGAAGGCAAGGAGAAAAGAATAATGACAACAGGTGCAGATTTAGTTGCCGTAGCAACAAAAGAAATTGGCACAGTTGAAACTGGCGACAATCACACAAAGTATGGCGTGTTTACAAAACATGATGGATTGCCGTGGTGTGGTTCGTTTGTCATGTGGTGCGCGGCTCAAATTAAACAAACAATCCCAAATGTTGTTTATACCCCTGCGGGCGTTGCGGCTTTTCAGGGTATTGGCCGTTGGTCTAATGCGCTAACTGCTAAACCTAAGCCCGGCGATATTGTTTTTTTTGATTTTATTGAAGGTGGCAATCCTGTTGAACACGTAGGAATTGTGGTCAAAGATAATTTAGATGGCACGGTTACAACCATTGAAGGCAACACCTCACCTGAGCATAAAACCGCAGGGTCACAGGCTAATGGTGGGGAAGTAGCACAGCGCATACGCGCCTATCGGAAGGATAACAAACGCAAACTCACGGCGTTCATTGTGGGATTTGGTACACCGAAATGGAGCAAATAATGAAATTATCAGATAAGCAAATTAAAGCCATTAAAGATTATGGGATTGCTGTAATTGCCGCCGCTGTAACTATGGGTATTACTTTAGTAACTGATTTAGCGCCACAATATGCAGTCATTGTTGGAGCGCTTGCAATGCCTTTGACTAAGTGGGCTGACAAAAATTCTAAGGATTATGGCGTAGGTTCAGATAAAAAATAATTAGACACGCCAAAGACCCCCTGCCTTCGGGTGGGGGGTTTTTCTTGTACCCTTTTACTACTCTAACGAAAGGTACGGATATGGCTTTATCGGATACTATAAAGTTGGCTGTAGCGGAAGCACCGCTTAACGCAACCTGTACGGTTAAAAAAGCATTTGAATTGCTATCTAAAGAGGATAAAGCGGTTGCAGAAAAAGCATTGTATGACCGCAACATTAAAGCAAGCGTGTTAGGCCGCGCATTTAAAAAAGAAAACATTGACATTACAACTTCCACCATTACGCGTCACCGCAACGGGGGATGTTTAAACTGTGCTAGATGACACGATTAACGAAGAACACAATTCTGAGCAACTGCGCCAAGTATTAGCGCGTACGCAACGTCAATTGGCTGAAGCCAAACAACGCAATGCAGATTTATCTGAGGCTACTTATCGTGGCGCTTATGATGCTGTTATGGCGTTACCGCCTATTAAGCCTGTCGTGCCACCTAAAAAAGATAACCGTAAGGCAAAGGCT